TCCCTAATTCACAAGGATAGTTCCAGTCTTTAGTAGTTCGGATAACAACACATTCATCATAAGCTCGAAGCCTGTCCCTATTCAGAAGCCACAAAACAAGCATCAAAATAAACGCCAAAATCAAAAGAAGAAACTCTAATTTGTCGGCAGCCTTATTCATACAACCATATCATACCACCATCATATTATCTTGTCAAGTACCAATTTTATCTCAGCCAGCCTCAAGCCCAAAAACCCCAAAATCAATAGTTCTTAAATAGGTTAAATAAGTTAATTAAGGGTAATGAAGGGTAATTAAGGGGTAGTTAAGGGGTAATTAAGGGTAATTACTCTCTATACGTCGCACAATATTTTTCTCTTGTTAAGCATATTAATAATATTGATTATATACTACTACATTTTATTCCTTGTTCATGGGCAAATCAGAATATTAGAAACTTCATAATCTGGGAGGGGGGAGTATTTTGTTGAAGCGGGTATAAAGTAATTGGGGTGATTCTCTCACAAAACTCTGCTATTGACAATGTATGTATACACAACTATAATATGTGTGTATATTATGAGAATAAATATATGGATACCAGATGAAGATTTGGAGTTGATTGATGGGGCGAGGAAGGAGAAATCAAGGAGTGCTTTCTTAGTTGAATGTGCTTTGAAGATTATTGGTGGGATTTCTGTCAAAAAGGAGGGGGGTTTTGAACTTTGCAAACATGGAGCAAGAAAGGGTTTGTGTAAGAAAGGCTGTTGATGAAGGTTAAAGAATGGCAGAAAGCAAAAAAACGGCTGATTAAAATTTACAAGGACAAAGGAATTACTTATTGTGAGGCTTGTGGCGGAAAATGGGGGCTGAGCTTTCATCATTTGGACAAGAGGAGTTCTGGAAAGGCCAAAAATACTTTTAAGGATACTAGGCTTCTTTGCATTAAATGCCACGACAAGGCAGAATATAACAAGGAATTTAATGATAAACTAAGGGAGATGCGATGAAATATAAAAAGGTTGGCATTTCTGTTGTTAAAAAGAACTTTACTAAGTTTTGCAACATGGTCTATGGACAGAAACCCGCCCCAGGAAGGAAGAAAAAGAAACCCCAACCCATTCTTATTACCCGTTTTGGCAAGCCATTTATTCTAATGACCCGCTATGACGATGATTATACAATCTTGGAAGATGTCAAGGCGGGCAAAATTACCTGGGAGGACTTCAAAAACGAGATAATTGAAAGGGGTTATCGGGATGTTTTGGAGGGGAGAGTCAAAGTAAGACCCGCTGATGTTATTGGTGCTGAGAAGGTGCAAACAGAAAAGGATAGATTGAGATTGGATGCGGCGGGATTTATGCTAGAGGCGGCGAGGTATTTTTCTGGACATCTTTATTTATGTCCAAATTGTGGACACAAAATGCTTCCCGACATAGAAGATGAAGAAAAACCTAAAGAACTTAGCCCTGGCTCCAGTTGATGCTGCTGCTTTCAGTGAATATTTCTTGGGCATTGAATTGTCTGAGAAGCAAAAGGCGTGGGTGGAGAAATCTAATAAGCTTGTTAATATCTTAAAGTCTGGTAATCAATTCGGTAAAGGATTGTGGGAAGAAGAAAGGGTTCTTACTCCAGAAGGATGGAAGAAGGCTAAGGAAATTAAAAGGGGGGATATTTTATATTCTGTTGATGGTAATGAAACAACGGTGGTGGGAGTTTTTCCACAAGGGATACAGCAAACCTATAGACTCACCTTTTCTGATGGTTCAACTATTATTGCTGATGGCAGCCACCTTTGGTTCTCCCAACAAAGATTTAATCGTAAAGCAAGAATTTTCTCGACAGAAGAATTATATGAAAGATATAAAAAGCACAAGACCACCAAAGCTCGTATAACAATTCCTTCCTGTTCTCCTATAAAATTTAGGACAAGAAAAGTTCCTATTTCTCCGTATCTTTTGGGTCTAATTTTGGGAGATGGCGGAATAACGTGCGGGAGTGTTAGGTTTTCAACAAAGGACAAAGAACTTCTTAAAGGATTCGATTATAAGAAAATTAGTGGAGAGAATTGTGATTATCGTATATATGGGTTAGCCGACAAGTTAAAACAACTTGGTTTATTAGGTAAAAATTCCCACTCAAAGTTTATTCCCGAAGATTATTTGTTTAATTGTGTAGAAAATAGACTCGCCCTTCTTCGAGGTCTTATGGACACTGATGGATGGATTGGCGAAAATGGAACAATTGAATACTATACTGTTTCAGATAGGTTAAAAGACGGGGTTGTTTTTCTCGTTCAGTCTTTGGGTGGTTATACAAAAACCAAAAAGAAAAAAACTAGTTACGGATATGTTTGGGTTGTGAGAATAAAAATCAAAATAAATCCGTTTAATTTGGCGAGGAAAGCAAACCGCTTTTATATTACTGAAAATACCTATAACAGAGTGCTTTACTCTGTAGAAGAAATAGATAAGAGAAAAACGATTTGCTTTTCAGTTGACCACCCCAGCCGCTTATATGTTGTTAAAGATTTTCTTGTTACACACAATACAACTGCGACAGCAATTAAACACATTTATCACGCCATGACAAAGCCGAAACTGAGGCGAATGGGTCTTGATGCGAGCGGTTGGCTAAGGACAGAGTATCCAACTCTCAATTTCGGCAAAACTTACGAGGTATCTAAAGCGGTTTTCCACACGATTATCGATATTGTTAATGGCGATTATATTATTCACAACCCTGAAACTGGCGATACGACAACCAATGAAAGCAAGATTAAAGAGGCGATTAGGGAAGTGAAGGAAAATCCCCTGCCTTATATCAGGTGGTGGAACAATTCTCTTACTCTTATTCGGTCTTACGACGATTTGGGAACTTCTTTCAAAATGAAAAAGATTGCCTATATTTCTGGAGATGAGGTTGGGGATATTCCAGAGCTTATTCTTTTTGTCAACGCTACGCTTTTACCCCGCCTTGTTTTCTTTCAGGGAACCTTAGACCTTGTTGGGACTCCGCAAGAACCCAATGAGTATCAGGAAATTGTTGAATTGGCCAGAAAGGGGAACCCAGACTATTTTCTGATGGGCGGGACAATGTATGACAATCCCCATCTTGACCCCGCTTACATTAAAAAGATTGAATCTGTGGCTGACCCAGACCTAAAAAGGCGAATGGTTTATGGAGAATTCGTTGAGTCGGGAGACAGGTTTTTCCCTTTAGCAGATATTATGAACGCTTTTCGCTGGTCAGCGACTTACAACAAAGAAACACATTTTGCTGAAGAACCCAAAAAGGAGGGGAAGTATGTCCTTTCCTACGACCCCGCCGCTTCCAACGACAATGTTGCCATTGGAGTAATCCGCTATGATGAAAAGCCGCTGAAATTAGTTTACAAAAGGCTGTTCAAAGGAAATGCAGTACCTCTCTCTATGCAGTATGAAATGGTGAGGGAAATTTATGGCAAATACAAGGGGATTAAGGCGAATATTAAATTCATTTATGACTCAGGCAGTCTTGGCGGGAAAAATGTTGGTCAGCAATTAAGAGACTTGCGGGGACTTGGGTTCCCAGGAAAAGGTAAAAGTTATCCTGATGCCAGAGCAGAAGCTCTTTCTAAGTTGAAGGCGTATTTTGAAGAAGGACGGCAAGTAAAAATTATTGATGGAAAAGAAGTAGACTCTGTGTCTGACTGGGGAATTCTGGTTTTTCCCCAAGACAGAGAACTAAGGCTGGAACTTGAGGGTTACAAGCTGGATGACAAAAAGATTAGAAACGACCAGGTGATGATGCTGGCGATGGCGGTTTGGTATATTGACAAGCTAATTCCCCGCCAGCGTTTTAAGGCGGCAGTTGACTGGGATGTCTATACAACCTTTCGTCGTTAATAGTTATCCAATTCTATAATTCTGGAGAAAATTTGAAAATAGGCTATGTTTAAGAAACTTTGGGGTCGCTTTTATGACAAATTTCTCAAGCCTATTATTGAGGGGGAAACTATTGTGATTAAAAATCCAAAGGCAATCCCTACTCCAACGCCAACGCCCACGCCAACCCCCGAACCATTTTATGGGAGAAATCCAGAGGTGGTGGCTATGAGAAAATCTGGTTCTGAAAGATATGCGAATTTTATAAAAAGGTTGAGGAAATTAAAGCCAACACGGCTTGAGGGCGACTTTTTGACGGATTTGGCGTTTGCTGAAAGCAGCTTGAATCCGAATCTAACACACAGCGAAAGCACGGCTGGTGGTTTATATCAATTCACAAATCCGACTTGGCAGGACTATCTTGAAGCAAGTCGCTCGGCGGCACTCGCCCAGCACAACAAGTTTGTACCAGAGCAGGCAACACAGGCCGCTTTATATGCATTGAGAAAGGGTATTAAGGGCCAGGGATTAAGAAAGTGGGAGGCATCTCGCTGGAATTGGGGAAGGTTTTATGAACCCGAAGAGTTAGAGGAGTTTTATTATTAAAATGGCAAGAAAGAAAATAGATTTATCAAAATCAAAATTAGTCCTAGAGAAATCAAAAAAGGTTCACGAAAAGTGGACAAAAAAGATTTCAGAGTATCTACGGATGCTTAAAAGTGAGCAGTCGGAAAGGGTAAAGATTAACGAAATCCGACAGGACTTCTTTTTGGGAAACCAGGAAAAGTACACCAACATAATCGGTCTCCAGAAAAAAGAGAAAAAGGGACACGCCAATGCCATTTTTAACTATGCGGGAAGAACCTGTATTAAGATTTATTATTCTCTAGCCAACAATCCTCCTGTGGTTAAAGTTCCAGGTTTACCCGTTGATTCAAAGAACGCTGAGAGAGAATCAATTAGGGCACAGGGCGTAGAGGAGTTTCTGGATTATGTTTTTAACAGAAACAGGTTTTGGTTTTCCACCTACCCCAGGGCAGTGATGAATCAAATTGTAAATGCCGTCGCCGCCATCAAGGTTTATTATGACCCCGTCTCTAAGCAAATAAAAATAGTTCAGAAAGAGAATACAAATAACTTGTATGTTGGCTGGAAGGGGGACAACTCTAGCGAATACAGCTTTGTTATAGACCGAGAAAGAAGGAGCGTTGAGGCGGTTGAAAAAGAGTTTGGAATTAAAATTTATAAATCAGCCCTTACCTCCGATTTACTCGATAGAACGACTAGCCCTGGTAGCCACGAAGAGGGTTTTGAGTATGGAACGGGAGAAAAAACCTCAACCCAGGCAGGCATTATTCCTACTGGCAAAACCGACCTTCCCAAAGTTTGGGTAACTGATTTTTGGGACGAGGAGAGAAATGTGATTTTGGTAAATGATGAGCCCGTTCAGTATGTGGAACATGAATGGGGTTTTAACCCCTGGGTTATTATTCCCAACATTCAAGTTCCTGGAAGACCCTGGGGATTGTCCGATATAGACTTCTTGATTGACCCCCAGATTGAATTTAATGAAACATCAAATGACACGAGAGACTTTATCAGGTCTGCGGTCAATCTTAAATATGTGGCGAGAAATATGCCCGATTTTGATGCTGAGTCTGTAAAGACTGGTTCTGGCCAAGTTATTTATGTTGATGGCGATGATGCCGATTTTCAGGCTTTGCCACAGCCCGTTAATACCTTTCCTTCTGACCTTTATCTTCAAAGAATCAAAAGGGCCATTCACGACCTAGGTATTCCAGAAGTAAGCTATGGAGGCGGAGCAAGTGATTCTGGTAGGGCCAAGGCCATTGATTACCAGTCAATGGTTGATATTGTTGAGGACAAGAGAAGAAGCTGGAGAATGGGGCTTGAGGAAATAACAGAGCGTATCCAGAAACTTGGATATACTTATTTCCCCAAAGACTTTTGGAAAAACCCCGATACTGGCAGGCTTGAGGTGAGGCCAATTGAGCTTGACTGGAGCGACATTATTCCTCTCACCAGTGCCGAGAGGGTAACCAACATCATCAATAAATACCAGGCTGGAATTATATCTCTAAAGTCTGCACTTTCAGAAGCTGGTTATAAAGATGTTGAGGCCGAGATTGAACAGCTAAAGAGGGAGGAATCTGACCCAGAACTTGCACCGCTAAGACACAGGGTTGTTCAACTAATCCCTGGAGTGAGGGAGGCAGCCCAGGAGCAGGCAACTGAGACCTCACCCCCTCAAGAACGGGCCACTCCTACGCTGACTCCTTCACAAAACCAGGGACAGACAAAACCCATGTCTTTGGCTGGAACGAGAACAGCCTTCACAACTCCTGAAGGTTTTATCCAAACAATGAGACAAAACCTAGAAGAGAAAGGACAGTAAAATGGCGACAGCAAGAACATCAGCAAGAAAAACACAGGCGGAGCTCCAGAGGGAGAAATTCGCTGCTTTTTATAAATTCCAAAGGGGTAGAAGGATTCCTTCTTTGAGCAGCAAGGCCAGCTCTATCGCCGAAAAAATCCAGAGAGCCGAAGATGTCGATATGATTAACCGCTACGAAGATGGCCTTGTTAGTAATGAGGAATTTCTTTCTTATCTGAAAGATGTTCTAAAAAGGCCAAGCCTTTCCCCCTCTGACAGAACAAAAGTTCTTGATACTATTCGGGACACGCAAGTTAAAATTCAAGTTGACGCATTAGAGGCAGCTTATACTGAGGCCCCAGACAGAAGTCTCGCCAAAGCAGAGGCGGCAAGAAAAATTGCCCAATTTTATGAAAGGCGGGCAGACGAGATGGTTCCTGGTACACCCGCTTATTCAAATGCCATGCAACAAGCTGCCCGATGGAATGCTCAGGCTGAATCTATAACTACTGCTGTCGAGAAGGACTCTCGTGCACTATTGAGAGCACAAAGGGAGTTAGAAATTTCAGCAACAACAGATACTGATTCGGAAGCAACAGCGGCAAAGGCCGAAATGTTTTATGAATTAGCCCAAGAAGCGGCAGAAGATGGTGATGTTCTTGCGGCCCAGAAATATCAGAAGATGGGTAATGAGAAAATACAGCAGGCACAGGAACTTTATTTGAAAGAACAGAGAACCCAAGCCCTCAGGGACTTAACCAATGTTGAAGTTCAGTGGCATGACGGAACAATATCTTTTGATGACGCTATGACTAGGTTGGCAGAGATAAATGGGCTTGCAGTAGAGCTTGGCGATGTCAACCTAATGGAATCTGTCAGAAATGTCGGGGACAGATTGGCAAAAGACCAAGCCAAAGGAGGATTAGAGAGGGGAATGGTTCAGGGCTTGCCAGTGGTTTATGGAAGAAGCGGTAGTGGAACTGGTGGAGACATTCTTCTTTCAAGCGGCGAAACAGCGTGGGAGGCTGAAGACAACTATATAAAACAGATGAGAGAAGTTCAAGAAAAAGAATCAAAAGGAGAAATTGATGCTCAAACAGCAACCATTTTGAAAACGAAGTTGGTGGTAGATAGATACCAAAAATTAAAAGAGCTAGAAGCTGTGTTCAATGAAATAGCTGAAACCAATCCCAACGCCAAAGTTTCTTTTATGGGAACGAAAACCAAAGTTGGCAACGCCCTTAAAAAGATTGAATCCGAATTATATGGAGATGCTACCAATCCTTTTGGCGAGAGGTTGCCATATAGCCCCCTTCCCAAACTTGGCTTGGAACAGGTCTTGCAACTTAATCCAGAGCTGGCTCAAGCAATTTATGACCAATATGCCGATGTAGATATAGCTGATTTAGAGGAAGAAGCTATCAGCGAGTTAGCTGGTGTCATTGGTGGGGATTATGCACCAGTTGTAGTGCAAGATGAAAAAACAGGGGAACAAAAGGTAATTCAAGTTCCCAAAGACGAGAGATTTAATCCGAACGAATATGTAAGAGATGCCTTTGGGTATTATTATCAAATTCTTCCTTCGGATGTTGTTCCTGGATTTGAAAGTGCCGAAGCGGCCCAGGCTTACCTGCAACAATGGTTTGGGGGAAGGGGGCAAGTTGTAATGGTTGATGCTAGTGGGAAACCAACCGAAGACAGAGGAGAAGCGGTTGCTTGGGGAGCATTTACTCCGCAATATATTAAAGATTCTGAGGGTGATATTTGGGCATTTGATGAAGAATGGCAACAGTTTATGCCAACCAATCCAGAGAAAGCACAAAAACTGATAATAGCACGAGAATCTGCTCCTGACCAAGTAGAGCCTGGAGTAATTTATACGACAGAGGCACTGGAGAGGCTTATTCCAGAGAGCGAAGAAGAAAGGCAAAGAATATTAGAATCTATTGAAGCAAGAGAAATAGAGAAAAGGGGGCTCGTAGATTACATAGAACCCCGACCTGAGGCTGGTAAAATTACCCCGTCAGAGGTAATTGCAGGAATGGCTGGCGGGGGAATCGTTAGCCCAGTTCAGCTAAGGCCAGAGTATATTACTGAGAAGGTTAAACCAGCTATCCAAGAGGTTGTTAAAAGGGTGGGGAAGCCAGTTGCAGAATTTGTTCAAAAATACGAAAAGCCAGTTGGGGTGGCAACGGGGATATTGAGCGGTGGCGTTTCAATAACTCCAGAACAGGTTGAACAATTCAAGCAAACTCTCAAACCAGTTGTTGAAAGATATACACCAGGACTGACAAGCCGCAGGGCATTTGCCGAGAGTTTTAGACAAAATATCTTTACGCCAGGCCCAGGCGAAGGGTTAATTGAAAGAAAGGTGAGGGAGGGAGTGGAAACCCTAAAAAGGAAAGGGAGGGATATACTTAGCAGATTAGCACCATCGTGGTTAAAACCCAAACTACCGTGGCAAAGATAAAATGGCAAACGGAATTACTTATGAAGAATACCTCAAGAAAAAGGGGTTTGAACCCCCGAAGCCTCGTTTCAAAAAACCACCCACAGTAGGGGAAACTGTTTTAAGGGGGCTTTCCTATTTAGACAAACCTCAACAATGGCTTCAGTCGAAATTGTCCCCCGTGCTTTTTGGAACCAAGACTTATAAAGCAGGCTTCCAGAAACTAGGCTTATCCCCGAAGGCGGCAGGGGCATTGGCTTTTGGAACAGAGCTTGTTCTTGACCCGCTGAACTTAATTCCCGCTGGGGCATTTATGAAAGCGGGAAGGAGGGCCAAGCGATTATTGAAGTATATGCCCAAAACGGAAAAACTGGCAGATATTGCTAGATATAGGAAGGTTTTAACAAAGCCGTTAGTGGAAGCAGCAGAAGAAGTCCCCAAAATCAGTCGCTTTAGGAAAGCTGTTCGCAAAATTCCTGGAGTGGAATTACTTGCCCGCAGCCCTGTTTGGAGAACGACAAGGGGGTTGTTGGAAGCAACCACCCCTGGAAAAAGGTTGGCGAGGCACACAGATGAGTGGTTTAATAGAACCCAAAAAGCAACAGCTACCCTATTTAGACATCTTGATAGTGTTATTGGAAAGTATGATGATGATGTAATTGCAAAAGCCCTTGATTATCGTGAGGGATTGATTAAAAAAGCGACCCCAGAAGTTAAAGAGCTGGCGGGGAGACTAACTACAGTTTTTGATAATGTGGCAAAGGTTGCTGGAGATTTGGGAATTACGACTGGGAAGGGTATTCCTTATAGCTCTGTAAACCAATTAGTGCTTGGTGATGAATTCTTAGATATTGTGAACAAGATAAACCCAGAGACTTATGTTCCTCATGCAATAGACAGAGTTAAGCTGGCGGCCAATAAAGACGAGTTTATTAAATACATGGTTAAGACTGGGCAGATGAATAAAGAGGCGGCCACCGTTTTTGCAGACAAACTTATAAGGGGTGAGCCATTTTATAAAGCCGTTGGTGATTTTCTTCCAAAAGCAAGAAAGGCGGGCTGGCTAGAGAAGCCCAGACTTTTTGACTTGCCGCAATTTGTTCTAAGAAGAGACAAAAACCTTCTTTATGAATATGTTGAGAACACTACGAAAAGGTTGGCACAAACAGCGGTTTTTGGCAAAAACAACGAGAGGTTTGAAGAGCTGGCAAAGCTATTGCGAATAGCAGACCCAGACAGGGCTGATTCTATTCTCTTAGCTCTCAAAAGACAACTAAGGATTGCTCCGAGAGATATTGGGGTAGAAAAAGTCTCGTCTGTTATTAGAAGATTCCAGGGGTACACAAAACTATCAACTGCTGGTATTTCCAACCTTACTCAGTCAATCAATACTGCCACCAGAGTTGGCTTGGGACACACAGGAAGAGAGCTTGCCCTTGCTCTGGGAAAAGATAAAAATTCTATTGAGTTTGCAGAAACAGCGGGAGTTCTGCTTGAGAGTGCCCTTCGGGATATGTGGGATGAGGCGGCGGGTTATCACCTTGCCTCAAAATTCAAGAAAGGTAGTGGAGTTATAAATTGGGTAAGAAGAAATGTTGGGCGGATAACGGCACCAGGATTTGAGGCTGGTGAAAAATTAAACAGAAGAGTTGCTGCTAATGCGGGGAAAATGATGGCTCTCGAATCATTTGATAAGGCCCTACGGGGCAATGCAGGGGCGATTAAAAACCTAGAGTATCTGGGGGTTGATGTTGCCTCTGCTCTTAAAAGAGGAAAATTGTCTCCAGATGATGTGATAAATGCTGCCAGGAAGATTGTTGAGGATACCCAGTTCCTTATAAATCCAATAGATTTACCCCCCGTCTGGTCAACTCCCTGGGGAAGGGTTGTTTTTCAGTTCAAAACCTTTGCTTTGAAACAGGCTAACTTCTGGGCAAGGTTGGTGCAAGATGCTTTCAGGGGGAATCCTTTGCCCCTCTTGACTTATCTTGTTTATGGTGGAAAAGCAGGACAAATGTCAACCTTTATTAAGAATATTGTGAGGGGTGGAGAGTTTCCAGAAGAGCCAGGCAAGAGGTATCTCGAAGGTATAAGTGGTGTTGGTGGTGCTGGTATTCTTCAAGATATGATTGAGTCGGCACGCAGAGGAACATTTTCTGCATATAGTTTTATTGGTGGCCCAACAGCTGGTGATGTAGCCGAGCTAATGTCGGCGACAGGGGCGGTTACTAAGGGTAAATTCGAGCCACTTGGGAGAAAAGGTCTAAAAACAATTCCTCTTGTGGGAAGGAGGCTTCAGAAGGAATTGTTGCCAACAAAAACACAAAGAAAAAGAAAGTCAATTAAGTTTACCCCAGGTTCAACAATTCTTCCCAGATTTTGATTATCCAATGGATTAGGTGTCCATATTTTGGATATGCTTCTCGTAGGCACATTGCCATAGAAGGGGGGTGAAAACCCTTGAATCCCGAAGATGTAGGTACAGCTTCTACATCTGTTCCCCCTGCTGATACCCAGACAGCAGCAAGTGAGGAGGGTGTCCAAACACCTGAATCCGCTGCCGAAGAAACCCAGGTGGAACAGCAAGAACAAGTAGAACCTGACTACAAGGCGCTTTACGAAGAAGAGCGTAGGCGCAGAGCAGGTCTTGATAGGAAACTATCACGACTGCAAAGGGGGCGAAAAGACACCGACGAGGAGGAGCTTTGGACTGGCAATGAGGAGATTGACTCCACAGTCCTGCAACATCCTCTAACTCGAAAGGCTCTTGGTGAGTTGGCAAACCTGCAACTTAAAGAGGGTGTCAGAGAAGTCTTAAAAGACTTCAAGCACGTCCCTAAAGAAGTCAGGAAAGCCATACGAACCAATCCTAGAGGTTTCGCTTCAACTGCTCAGACAGTTGACGAAGCAATAGAGGAGATTGAAAACTTCCTCCTGGAAAACTATGGCGTTGGTGCTACTGGAGAGGAACAGCCAGCAGGCAAAGAGTTCCCAGCAGCGAGCACAAATGCTTCAGTTGCTGAGTCTGAACGGGAAAAATCTCTGGATGAAATGTCAGCCAAGGAACTAGAGGCAGCTCTAGACCGAGGCGAGATTACCCTCCAGGATTTGGAACAGGAAATCAGACGACGCACAAAAGGAAAGGAGGTGAAAAAACTAAAATAGATATTAACTAAGGTTAGTGTCTATTGAAAAACATGGCAGTTATAAATCTGGGTTCCCTGTCTGATATTGAAAAGACTTATTATCACAGGGAGGCTTTGGACTTCGCTAAACCCTCGTTGATTTATCAACAGTTTGGGCAGAAGGACAGAGTTCCAGCTCGTGAGGGTAAGACAGCTCAGTGGATTAGGTTTTCTAAGCCGAGCTTGACATCTGGAACTGACTTCGCTGGGTCTGCGACCTATGTGAAGAACCAGACGGGTGCAGCTCCAACATGGACACCTGCAACTCCATCTGACACTACCATCACAGCTCAAATGGATGCTTTGTTTGGACAAGGTCATGAGTGGAATGAGGCAGTTCAATACACCGCCCTTGTTGACCTTCCAAAAGAGCTGAGGAAACTCAATGCCCAACACGCCGCTGAGGCTGTAGAGGTTGAGGTTCGAGATGTCATTAAGGCTGGCACAACTGTTGCTTACGCAAACAGTCGAGCGAGTAGGAGTGCGTTGGTTCCAACGGACTACATTGATATGAATGACATCTTTGATGCGGTTACTACACTCCGCAACAACGATGCTCCAACTATCAATGGTATGTACTCTGCTCTTACCAGCTACAATGTCATTTCCGAGCTGATGAAGGACTCTGCTTTCCAGTCGGCAATTCAATTCCAGAGAGACTACATCTTTACTGGAACGATTGCCGAGCTTTATGGAGTTAGGTTCCTATCTAGCTCTTTGGCTCCTTATGTTTCCAACGCTGGTTCGTCTGGCAGCGATACAGTTGAACAGACAATCATTGTTGGTCAAGGGGCTTATGGTGTTACCCACTGGTTGATGGGCGACTACGACTTGATTTACACAAGTCCAGGTGGCCACGGAGATGAGTGGGCAACCAAGCACAAGCTCTCCTGGAAGATGTATCACAAAGCCGTGATACTCAACCAGAACTGGATGCTTAGGCTGGAGTCCGTGAGGCGAGCATAATCAACAGATAGTTGACGGGAGTGTCTAAACGACTCTCTGTTATGACTCACAGTTTAGCGAAGGTTAGGGTTGACTGCGAAAGTGGAAACCCGCAATAATAAACTATGATACCTTACTCTGGCAGAATAATTCCTTCACGCTGTCCTCTTTGTAAGAAGTCCTATACTCCCATTATCATGGTTAATCTGAAAGGAAAAAAACAGTTAATGTGTATAGATTGTTTTAGGAAACAAAATGCACAGCAAGAAAACCCTCAAAAATCCTAGAAAATACATTCTTCCCTACAAGGCCAAATTCCCAGTGCCGATTAGCATCATTGTTAATGGCAAAAAGGCTTTTTTTCCTGCCAACAGAACTGTGGAACTAAACCAATCTGAATTCGAAGCGATACTAAATTCTGCTTATGGAGAATATTTATGAAGAAATTAAGTATAAACTATTATGGGAGTTTCCAGTGGGGAGATGGCTATGGAACTTCTAATATGCATTGGGCAAAGTATTTGGAAAGGGCGGGGGTCAAAATCTACCCCTTTTTTACTTTTGAGGGAAGGGAGAGATATTGGGTTGAGGGCAATCCAGAAGAAATAATTATCCTTAATAGGCCGTTTGAGAAAAAGAAGATAGGGGTTATTGAAACCCCCCCAGAATTCTTTGCCTCTAATATCTCCGACATCAAAATTGGCAGCACGATGGCTGAGACAACAGAGATAGATAAGTTTTGGGTTGACCAATGCAATCAAATGGATTATCTAGTTTTGCCAAGCACTTTTCAAAAAGAGGTTTTTAGCAAATGCGGTGTGAGAGTGCCAATTAAAGTAATTCCCTTTGGGACAGAATTTGGTTATTTTAAGCCAAAAGTTAGGCCAAAAAGGAAAGTTTTTACTTTTGGCAGTCTCGGCTTCTTTATGCCAACAAGGGATGAAAACGACAGGAAGGGCTTTTGGAAACTAATTCAAGCCTTTATTAGTGAGTTTGAGCCGAATGAGCCAGTTCGACTGCTGATTAAGTCTTCAAGCGAGGAGTCCAAGTTCTTTGTTAATTGGAAAGACCCCAGAATAGAAGTTAGAACTGATATTGTTTCAAGAGAGAAGTTGGCCGAAGTTTATTACGAAATGGATTGTTTTGTTTTGCCAACTAGAGGAGAAGGCGTAGGACAACCCCCCAGAGAAGCGATGGCAACGGGAATTCCAGCAATAATGACCAACTGGTCATCTCTTGCCGACATTTGTAATGAGGAAATTTGCTATCCATTAAATGACTATAAGCTGGTTCGCAGAACGGGGTTTAATAGACAGCCAGGACTTTGGGCCGATGTTAATGTCCGAGAGTTAATGTACTGGATGAGATATGTTTACGAGCATCAGGAGGAGGCTAGACAAAAAGGAAAAAGGTCGTCAAAATGGATTAGAGAGCATTTCTCTTGGGAAAATTCTGCCAAGAAAATGAGAGAGTTTTTGGAGGAATTAAATGGAAAAGTGCGTTAATTGCGGGGCGGCAAACCCAATGTTTGTTCACCGCCCAACAGGAAATTTATTTTGTTCTGATTGCTGGAACCACATGCACCGATGTATCAAGTGCAAAAGGGTTTCTTTGGAAGGAATAACTCTAAACAAGGAAAGGTATTGTTGGGATTGTTATTTGAAGGAGTGGGGAATACAAAGAAGGCGACCCAAAACAAGAAAAGATTTCAAGCTACTGGAAAAACTATCTAAACCTATATGGGAGCAATAGAAATCAAAAATACTGGAGACTTGCCCATTGAGGCAACTGTCGGCAACAAAAGAGTTTTTATTCCTGTTGGGGAAACGGGGATTGTGGATGAAGATGTTTTTCAGGTTTTACAAGAGAGCGTTTATCAGGATAAGTTTGAATTGGTAACCAAGCTGGCAACGAAAACAGAGCCAATTGTTGAGGGGGAAGTTCCCATTGCTTTCATTTCCGAGTTTGCTTCTAACTACAGTGGTGGAAGATATCACACTTTAGAGGTCGCTTGTGCTATGTGCGAGGCAGGAATGGATGTCCATCTGTATTGCAACCAAGAACCGCCCTTTATAGAGGATTTCGAGGCGTATAGATTGCCCAAAATTCATGTAACGAATATCCAACATTTGGATGTCAGGGCTGGTTTTTATGTTGGCTCTCCTGTTCATGGCAGTATTATTGCCTGCAATCTGGCAAAGAAATATGGCCGCCCAGTTTATAGTTTGGTTTTTGACTCGCTTCCTTTGATGCAGGTTTACAAACCAGAGGCTTTGGATGCCAAAGAGGAATACTGGCAGGAGTTTGTTGACGCCATCAAGACAAGCGACGCTGTTTTGTTGGCCAACTCAGAGATAACAGCACAATCGGTTAGGGCGTGGCTCAAGACAGACAAGGTAGAAGTGTTTTATCCATCTGTTAATAATAGGGCCCTGTCTCAAGCTCAACCGCAATTAAGACAGAATTATGTTGTTTTTGTTTCTCGAATTGTGAAACACAAAAACATTGAACACATGCTTGATGCCATTAAAGACCTGGAAGACTGGTCGCTCCATATCGTTACTGATACTGGTAGCCAAATCCTTGAAGACCTTATTGAAGAAAAAGAGCTGAAGCAGAAAGTAAAGATTTATGGGGGAATTAACGACTATGAGAAATTCAAACTTTTCAAACGAGCCAAGATAATGCTTAACCCATCCACCTTTGAGGGGGCTGGTATGTGGGCGCAGGAAGCGGAAGCGTGTGGATTAAAACTTGTCTGCTATGCCCTGCCGACAATACCAGAAATGTATAAGGGAACCGAAGTTTATAAAGCCAGAATTGGCGATAAAGAAGACCTTAAAGATAAGTTGCTTCAGGCGGCAGCAAGCAGGGAAGTCCCCCAAGAAACAACCGATTTTTATTTAGACAACTATGCCGTAAGTCGTGCCAAGGAGCTTTTCAAAGAGCCTGTAAACATCGGAGTAATAATGATAGCACTAAATGAGCAGAAATTTATAGAACCAGCCCTTAGAGCGCTTCTGGTGAGCCCACACATTAAAAAAATTGCGGTTGTTGAGGGTGCGGTAGAGTTGTATGCTCACGCAGCCACAACTGAGGGTTTAAGCAGGGATAGCACATCCACAATTATTAAGAGAGTAATAACAAAGTATGACAAAGATGGCAAAATTATCTATGACCGTTATGGCTGGGCAAAAGACAAAGCTGAACTGAGGAACAGGTGTATTGACCTTCTTGGCACTCATGTTAATTGGCTGCTAAAAGTTGATGCCGACGAGGTTTATAAAAAGGAGGATTTGGATACTTTGGCCAAGATTATGCAATCTGATGCCGCAATAACCACAATTTATATGAAGCATCTTCACTTCTGGAAAAGAAAAGATTTGATAGCGGTTGGCGGGCAGTGGGATGCCAGGCTTCCGAGGTGCTTCAGGTTTAGGGACAAAACGCTTCGCTTCCGCCAACACAACCTGCCACCCGTGAACAGCAGGGGAGAGAACATTGAGGAGCTGGGCAAAAGGATTGATACTGATGAGGTTAAAATTTATCACTATGGATATATGAAGGACGAAAAAGATGTCCGAGCAAAGCTGGAGTTTTACAAAAAGAGAGACAAGCACCTGAAAGTCATTGATACTTTTAGCAACTGGAAACCAGGAAAGCCTACCCAGCCTACGCATCAAGGGGGAACGGTTGAGAAGTTTAAGGGAAAACATCCCAAAGTAATGAGGGGGGTAATATAGATGGGCATAGAACTAAAAGGATTTGCGGGTAGAAGTGCTGTTTCAGATATTGAAAGGGAGGGGTTGTTGGAGATTATTCCAGAGAAAGGTTCTGTGATTGAAATCGGGACGCTTGATGGAACAACCGTTGCTTACTGGGCAACCAAGAGAAATAAGGCGGATTTTTTGAGCATAGACCCATTTAGGGCTGGAACTGGCACTGGCCCAGGTAATCCAGAAAATTGGATGAAGAACAAGAAGCCCAACATGTGGTTGTTTGTCGGCACATCTTGGGATTACATAACTTGGGCTGGTAGAAATCCAGAAAAAGTAGATATTGTTTTTGTTGATGGCGACCACAGCGAAGGGGGTTGTTACAACGACTTGCTGGCGACCCACAAGCACTTGGTGAAAGAGGACGGGGTGATTGTTGCTCACGACTACGGCCGAGAGAAAAACCACCTTTTGGCTGGTGTTACTAGAGCCGTTGATAAGTTTGTTAAAGAAACCGACTGGAAAATTAGCAAAATAGTTGGTTATATGGCTTTTCTGAAAAAATGATTAAGTATGTAGTTTTCAGTCGCTTTAATCATATACATAGAACCCTGGATGACCCCAGAACTAAGCGTTGTTTGTTAAACCCCGATTGGTGGAAACAGCGAGTTGGACTATTTGAAAAATATACCCTCAAAAGCCTAAAACGACAGGCTTTCAAAGACTTTGAGATATGGACTCCGATTAGTCCCCATGCCCCCAAAGAAGGAGTAAAGTATTTGCTGGAGTCCGCCAAAAAGCATGGCTTTCACGCTTTCTATGATGTGGCTGATAACAAGACCAAGTTTAGTAAGCCCTATACAGAAGCTATTAAAAGATGCGGAGACGCTGATTGGCTGGTTCTTATTAACATTGACAGCGATGATATTTACAGAAGCGATGCGATTAGAAAAATTTCTCTTTATAAGCCAAGGCCAGGATTAACTTTAATTTTTGAAGATGGCTTTATCTACGACCCACGAAATGATAGGCTGGCATATTACGAAATGAAGAATTCTCCACCGCCCTTTTTTGCGATATGTTATTCCAGAGAAGCCCTTAAAGATGAGGAGAGCTTTTTAGAATACGAAAAGGAATGGAAATTGGATGGTTTTCATTATGAATTACTAAGGACAAAAAACCATAAGTTGATAGGTAGCGGTCATTATAGCTATATTGTTCATGGAACAAATACATCAACTGCCTGGCAGAGAGAGGAAACGGCTAGACATATTGTTTATGAGTTCAAAGACAAAGTAAAGGAAGATATAAAAGGATTTTTGGGTTTATGAAAACTGTAGATTATTTCAAATACGATTGGGACATTCTCTTTATCTTTGATGCCTGTCGGGTAGGCGCCTTTGAGAAATTGATGAAATCCAAAAAACTGAGGGGAAAAATGGAAGTTGTAAACAGCGGGGCGGTGGCTACTCCCTTTTGGTATGCCCTTCATTGGGCTGAGCCAAGAAAAGTTCATTTAGTTTCTTCTAATCCCCACCCTTTTATAAAGACGAGCAGGTTTGCCCACAAGAACTTTTTGAGTGCTACTAGGGCTTGGAAAAGCGATAGGGTTGACCCTAGACACACCCTAGATGTTTTTTGGAAGAAATACACGGAAGGCAAATGGCTGGTTCATATTATGCCACCACACCTTCCTTACATCGGAGAAAAAGGGGCTAAGTTCATGGAAAAATTTGAGGGCGAGCAACGAAAGACTGGCGTTTCTTTTTATAGGGGAATTGAGACTTATGGTAGGGAAAATGGGTGGGAGGAGTTGAAAGGATATTATCAAGAGTCTTTAGAAAAAGCTTTTGATATTGTAAAGCCCGACCTTGACAAAATGCGGGCAAAAGGGTTAAAGGTAATTATTACCTCTGACCACTCGGAGCTAATAGGTGAACAAAATATCTATGACCACAACGACAAAAGAGGAGAGGGATTGCGGGAGCTATTAACCACAGTTCCCTTATTGAAATATGAAGGAACGGATAGTTAAAAACATTATCGAGAGTGCTTTCAAGTTAGCCAAAAACCCTATTGTTTTCTGGACAGGGGGAAAGGACTCAACCTTGATGTTGTGGTTTATTCTTCAGGTAGTTAAACCTAGCGACTTCATCGTTGTTTTTTTGGACTCTGGTCGTGAGTTTGCTGATATTCGTCGGTTTATTTGGGAATGTCGTTTTGAGTGGGGGCTCAATCTAAAGCTGTTCTATTATAGAGCTACTACTGCCAAGACCGCCAAAGAAAACAAGGTTAGGGCAGTAAAAAAAGCAATCAAGGAACTAAAAGCCGATTATGCCTTCATTGGTATTCGGTGGGATGAACACAAAACCAGAAGCAAGGAAACCTTTTTCAGTCCGAGAAAAGACCATGTCAGGGTTCATCCTATTCTTCACCTAACCGAGAAGGATATTTGGAGAATTACCAAAAAGAACAAAATTCCCTATTGTATATTGTACGACAAAGGCTATCGTTCTTTGGGCGAGGAATCCTTTACCAAGAAGGGTGGTCAAGGTGAGAGGTCGGGTAGGGACGCAGACAAGGAAAAAGACATGGCGAGGCTTCGAGCTTTGGGCTATTTCTAATTATCCAATGGTAATTAGTTTTGGGGAGGGGTAAAAACAAAGTATGCCGAAAGCAAAAGTTGGTGTTAGACATAATGTCTCCTATCGGCTTAAGGGCAAGAATGGAGAGATAAAACCGCTTTTCCAAGAAAATGGATTGGGAAGGCTTCTGTTGAAGTTTGGGCTGCAACCACCTCAAATACCCCACTTGTTTGGAACTTTTGTCAAAGTAAAAAAGGTGTCGAATCTGGTAACCAATGCTGGTAAGGCAGGAGTAGCCGCCAGGATTATTGACAACACCACAGAAGCCGCCTTTGATTATATTGCTATTGGAACTGGTACAACTGCGGCAGCCGCAGGCGATACCGCTTTAGAGTCCGAAATCTCTAGCGGTGGTGGGGAAAGAGCCCAAGATGCCTCTCCTTCAAGAACCACAACAGATGTTACCAACGATACGGCCGTTATTGATGTAACATTTAATTTCACTTCTTCTTTTGCGGTAACAGAGTCTGGATTGTTTAATGCCGCAAGCAGTGGAACCCTTCTGGCAAGGCAGGTGTTTTCTGCAATAAACGTTGCCAGCGGGGACAGCCTTACTATAACCTGGGAAATTGATGTGGACTAATACTTGACGCCCAGCTTATCCAATTCTTTTTAGGTATTGAACTTCTGATAATTGTGGTATGGCATATATTCTTTTTGATGATTTTAATGACAACTCAATAGATACCAGCAAGTGGGATGAGACAGACCCCAATGGAAGGATTGCAGAAACGTCTCAGCAGATTGAAGTCAGCAATCCCCATACGACCCAGATTTCAAGTTTTGTTGATTATTTGAAGTCTGACATTTCTATTTCTTCGGGTGTTGCGGTAGTTCAAGGATATCTTACTTGGACAACAGACTCTGGTCAGGAGGCTATAGGGGGTATTTATCTTTATGTAGATAATGATAACTATGCAGGAATCACTTCTCGTGATAATGAGGGTGGGGGGCATTTGCGAATTAGCATCAAAAAAGGGGGGGGTCTTGTTTACAATGTTGACACTGGACTTCCAACTAAAGGGAAGGATGTAAAAATTGTTTATGATATGAATGCCAATGAAATTAGCTTCTGGTATTGGAATGGAAGTTCTTGGGCTCAGATGGGAACCACACAAACCCAGAACCTCGGTAGTCCAGTATATTATGTAATTACTGCTGGAGACAACACATACTTTAATGGTGCCAATCCAATCATAGTTGATAATGCTTATTTTTCAAGCGGAGACTATTCAACACGATACCCGCCAGCCCATTATTATAAAACTTTTACCGATAACGCTACTCTTGTGAGTTCTTTTACCAGAGCCTGGACATTATCAAGGGCTTATTCAGAGGCGATTTCATTGGCGGATTCTATTACTAAAGGAGTTGGCAAAACCCTTGGCGAGGCGATTTCGCTTGTGGACAGCCTTGAAAAAGCAGTCGGCAAACTGGCAACAGAAATAATTTCTTTAATAGATTCATTAACCAAAAGGCAGAATATAAAAAGGGTGTTTTCTGATGCTCTGTCTTTGGTTGATACTTTCAAAAAAGGTTGGCGCAAAATCTTGACAGAGAGCCTCAGCATAAAAGATATGACTTGGCAAAATCGGGTTCGGGCAGCAGTTTCTTGGTTCAAGAAAACAATTTCTTCTTCTACTTGGACAAAAGATACTCCCACATCCACATCTTGGACACAGAAACGAGGTAGAGGAGAATAGGTTATCCAATTCTTATTTAGCCCCGATTGGACAAAAATTAAGCTATGACATTAAGTGAAATACGCACCGAGGTTAGAAGATTGCTTTATGAAGCAAGTGCTGATTTGTGGACAGATGCCGACCTAAATGCCTATATTAACGCTGAAATCAGGCTTCTTCCTACAAAGGGAATTTATGCTGAAGAACTTTGGACAACTTCTAAGGTTAAGAATCAGCAAGATTATACTCTCCCAACCAATACAGTTAAGATTGAAAGATTGGAAGAAAACTTGGGAACTGACTCAGACCCCAACTGGAGAGATATGGCTGGCTGGGATTTGTATGCTGGTGCTTTGTGGCTAGAAATTCCCCCAACCGACACCAGAACAATGAGGGCATGGATTAAAAAGAAGTTCTCAACTCTTAGCGACAACAACGATGAAAGCGATGTCCCAGAAGAGAAATTAGATATTGTCATTTATGGAGCAGCCATTAGAGCCTACCAAGCACTCATTGGTTATATGGTTGACCAGAAAAACTACGATGCGATTGTCAAGCCCGATGGTATCTCAATGGGGCAAGTAAGAGCTTGGATTGCTGAATTGAGAGACCAAAGAAGAGAAATTTTGAGGGAGGTTCGTGGAATTCCCAGACCACGAATGATAGACCTTGTTGGATAAAATGGCAGGAGAGCACGATTACTATGGACAAGAGGTCTTGAGCCTGTCTTTTGATGAAATAGGAAAATCTCTTAGAACCTCCAGTTTTTTGATTGAGGTGCAAAGGGGCAATGTTTCTGGGGTAAAAATAGTCCACAAATTTGGAACTTCTAGCGTTGGAACAACCCTTCAACCAGTTACACTTTCTGGGACATATAAAACACCCACTTCGGCGACAGCCCTAGAGTTTGTTTCAGATAATACAAATGACACTTCGGATGGAGCTGGGGCCAGAGAAATTACTATTATTGGTCTTGACAACAACTGGAAAGAGGTTGTCCAAACAATAGAAACAAGCGGTACTGCTCCAGTGGCGTTGCCGACCGACCTGACTCGTTTGTATTGCTGGTATGTGTCAAAAAGTGGAACCTACGCTGATGGAACCAATTTTTCTCACGCTGGAACTTTGACTATAAGGGAAGCTGGCGGAGGAGATGTGTGGAGCACAATTAACACCACCCCCGCCCCCCTTGGTCAATCACAAATTGGTGTTTATACAATTCCTGCTGGGAAAAGCGGTTTTATCTTAACCCAAGATGTGTATGTTGACTCAAACAAGGTGGTTGATTTCATCCTTTTTCAAAGGCCAAGTGCCGATACTGTTTCTGCTCCCTATTCGCCAATGAGGGTAGTAAATAAATTTATTGGCGTATCTGGGTGGGCAAAGTTCGATTTTAATGCCCCCATTGATGCTTTTGTTGGCCCCTGCGATATTGGTTATTTGGCAAAAACTGGGACTGGGACAGCAGATATAACAGTCAATTTTGAAATTTTGTTGGTTGATGACTAGATTATCCAATTCTAGTTTGGGCTAGTTTGTAAATAATTAAGATATGAAGATACGGCTGAATATAGAGTTGTCTGACTTAATGCCCCGTGGTATTGGCAAACCACCAGTTAATCCCAAAAATGCTTTATTGATGAAAAAGCCCGATGAGTCAGAGTATGTTAAATATACTGTTAAGAAGGGCGATACGGTTCAAAGTATTGCTGAGAAGTTTGACCTAGACCCCTATGACCTAGCCAGATTTATTATGGAGAAAGAAGGGAAAGAAACTCTTTATGAGGGGCAAGAAATTGAATTGCCATTATTATCCAATGGTACTAAGTCTAAAAAAAGTTAAAATCAAAATATGGCGATTGTAAATCCTGAAACAACTAGGGGTGGAGCTGGTGTTGGCACCCTTCTTCGCAAAACAAGAGAGGAAGAAGAGGAGCGCTTAGCACGGATTGGCCGACCACAAGCAGCTCCAGCAAGTCCTCTGCGACAGCTTGTTAGAACCACTCTTTTAGGACAACTTCCGAGGGGGGTAGCCCCTGTTTTGAGGGTTAGACCAGAGCCTGAAGTGGTTGCTCCAGCCGCACCCGCAAGAGGGGTTACACCAGAGGCTCCAGCCGCACCACCAGGACAAGGTATTATTGCCAGAGAACCAACCTTTGCCCGCCCGCCAGCGATGGGGGCAGGGTATGCTACAACTGGTGTTTCCATGGCTGCACCAAGAGCTGTAGAGAGGGGCGCGGCCGCCCAAGCAGCGCCACCCGCAACGACACAGCCAGGAGGGAGGGTTATGGGGGCACGAGCTAGAACACCAGCGCCAACAACCATTGGTTCAAGATTCCAAGTTGGAACGCCAGTGGGCTATGCTGCTGAAGTAAAAACCCCAGTTCCCAAGACATCTCCAGAGTTTGAGGCATCCCAAACTCTCATGCAGGACATCTTGGGAGGAATTGGCAAATACGGAACGCTAGTAACAAGTGCTTTAGGGCTGCCACAGCTTTACCCAGGCGGAATTTTTGCCGAACTTCAAAGAAGGATGGCTCCATTCAAGAAAATAAGAAGGTGGATACCAGGCTACCCTGGGGCTTAGGCGTAAGGAAGGAATAAGGCATCAACTCCACAAAGAGTTTTTTGGGCAAGTAGTAAGGCCAGGAGTAAAATCAGGGCGATTAACCCCAAGAGATATAATAGATACTTCATACTACTGGTATGATACACCACAGTTCTTCAAAAGTCAAGTATTATCCAATTCTATCGGGTAGGCGGTTTTGCCACAATCTGCTTATTAGAAAGAGAGGTTGATATACCATCGGTTACCAAACTTTTGCACACACACCCAAGTCTTTAATCAAGGCAGAGGATATTGGTTCTGGACAAATAGAGGTTAAGCATTTGTCGCCAGCTCTTTATACGGAAATAAGGAAAATTCCTTTACACACCCATTCTGGTTTGGGGTCAAGACAAATAAATTTGGGTAATTTAACGGGGGCTTTTACGTCTGATGGGTTTTTGATTTATTCGCCCAACGGCAAACTTTGGCAAGTAACAGTTGATAATAGTGGGAATTTGCAGACGACGGAGATAACTTAAAATGAGCATCGTAGACCTAGAGGGGAAATATCATTGTAAAATAGATGGCAACGGCTTTATTATTGCCCACACTAGGGCGGGTAGGTTTTTGTATGAGAAAAAACCCGCACCCGCTTTTGTTAATAAATTTGGTTCTGGAGACAGCTCATACAGGGATTCAACTTTCTGGCAATTCTGGGCACAACTTAACTGGAGGAACGGTGCCAAGCAAGAAAGATTTGATGACACATCCAAATTCTGGAAGTCCGAAAATGTGGATGTTACTCAGGTAGAGAGAATCAAGTTGTCTCGTGCCCTGGCTTCTGTTGGTCAAGTAGTGGCTGGTGCAAAGGCAACCGCCTCAGTTGCTTGGAGGGGCACTCAAAGTTGGTGGGACAACAATTATAATTATCGGAAGCAACTAACTATTACTGCACCAAGCGGTAGTCAAATTCCATCAGGCTATCCTATTGTCGTTACCGAAGATACTAACGCCCTAGAAACAGCAGGAAAACTAAGGTCTGACAGAAAGGATTGGAGAATTGTTTACTGGAATGGGACGAGCTGGGTTGATTTAACAAGGCACTATATTACTGCTACCAGAACAATCTTTGCCACCCAAGCAGCCATTCCTGCTGGCTCAACCACAACCGACTATTATCTTTACTATGGCTATGCAAGTGAATCTACCTCTAAGCAACCCTCAAGCGATGACGAGTGGAACGAGATTTATGTTCCTGAAGATATTGGTAATCCATTGATTTTGGCTCACGCCAAAGAGGGCTCAGGAACCTCGGTGGAGAACACGGCTACTGGCAAAACAAACAATGGCTCACTTAATTCGGTTAGTTGGACTTCTTCAAATACAAAGTTTGGATATGCACTAGATATTCCAGGCTCAAGCATTGACCACATCACTTTTCCCTACGCTTCGGGAATGGATGTGGATGACTTTACCTTTGAGTGCTTCTTGAAATCTGACAGCTCAAGTCCCAATGGAGTATTGGCCAGACAAGAACTGAAGTGGCAAGTGGGGTTTGGTGACGGCGGGAAGATTGGGGTTACCCTCTGGGGAGCAACGGGCTCTATTACGAGAACGACAACAAACAAGGTTGTCAATGATACAAACTGGCATCATATTGCTATTGCCTTTGATGGGAGCTGGATAGTCAAGGTTTACAAAGATGGTTCTTTGTTTCAAAGCCTAGATTTTTCTGGCGACCATGGGCAGACATTCATTCGCTCAAGGAGTTCTGATTTAGTAGTTGGGTATAGCTTCAATGGCAAAATAAGCAATATAAGGTTTATGGGTGATGAGGTTATTTCTTACCCCTATGCCTTCTCGGACTCGGTTTCGGTATCAGCAGGAACAGAGGAAGAAACTCAGCCACCCGCTTCTTCATTTGAGGTTTTTACGGGCTTTGACAACGGGAAAATTTATAAGTGGGATGGCGGAACTAGTTGGTCAGAGGAGTTTGATTGTCGAAGATTGACTTGGCATGAAAGCGGCGGAGATGCCAACAAGATTATTGGAGATAGCGGTGGAACAGAATATGCTCATGCTCAGTCTTTTCAATTATCAGAAGCTCAAACAATTAAGGCAGTAGAAGTTTATCTCAAGAAAAATGCGGGCACACCAGGCGATATAACAGTTAGAATTGAAACAGACAACGCTGGCGTTCCCTCTGGCACACTGGCTGATGCCAACGCTACCACTACCATCTCTGCTTTTACTAGCACTAGTTATGCTTGGAAGGAAGCAATCTTTTCTTCTTCCTTTTCACTAAGTGCTTCTACTACTTATTGGCTGGTTTTGAAGACAGCGGCTGCCGCTAACGACAATAATTATACCTGGAGAGTGGATGCCTCATCCCCATCTTATACAGACGGCAATATGGCAAGCTCATCAAATGGCGGTTCTAGCTGGTCAGCACAATCTGGTTGGGATGCTTATTTCAGAATTTTATCTCAAGACACCAAGATTTATTGCTCTCTTGTTTCTTCAATTGGAGGAACACAAAAGGCGTGGTGGGGGGTGGGAGACATAGAAAATGAAACCGATGGAGATGCAAGACTTTATTCCTATGATGGCACTAATTGGGCTTTGGAAAAAACTTTTACTAACGGGACAAGCTCAGCGGTTACATCTCTTGCAGAGTATAATGACAAAATCTATGCGGCAACTGCACCGCAGGCTTATATTCTTTCAAGTTCTGATGCAAGTACTTGGACACAATCAACCCAAATTAGGGTGCCCCAGAACCCTGGCTTTGTTTGGGTAATGACTGAATATAATCAGCGATTGTATGTTGGCGGGGGTTCGCCAGAGTTTCTACCAGACGAAAAATACAACGGCTTTGTTTATTACCACGATGGTATTAGTTGGGAGAGCCTTTATCCTTTTGACCACACAGTGATTACTGCAATGGGCTTCTACGACGCCTTCCTTTTCATTGGCACTTATCATGGCCAAGTTTACATCTTTGACACCGCAACGCTTGACCCGCTAATTACTTTCCGAGATGACTATGATTATCAGGTTCAGATTACCGACTTTATATTCTTTGATGACAAGATGTATATTGCTCTCGCCCCACAAGATGGGACTGGCGATACTAATTCGGCACTGTGGTTATTTGAAAGGCACGGGATTTCGGCAGTCAACGCTATTCCTTCTGGCCTTTCAGTAACTGGGCTTTATCACTTTGTTCAGGCGAACAATACCCTTTTGGTCGGGGCAGACAATGGATATGTGTTTATGGTTGACAAAGACAATTATGAGGCGAGTGGTTGGCTACAGACTTCCTACTTTGATGCCATTTTGCCTTCAATAGACAAGCTATACAACGAATTAAAAATTCAGCATGACCCCTTACCCACGGGAACAACGATTACTGTTTATTACAGATTTAAGGAAGATGATAGCTGGACAACGCTGGGGACGATAGATACTCCTAATACAACCGAAACAACGCTTAGTTTTCCTACGGGGATTGTTTCCAAGAAAATTAGTTTCAAGTATGAGCTGGCAACAACCGATACATCCAAAACCCCTGTTGTTAGAGAAACGGTTCTGAAGTACACCCTTAATCCAGACAGGAAGTGGCAGTGGAACTTGAGAATTCTAGTTAAAGGAACAACCGCCAAAGATAAGATTATTCTTCTTGACAAGACACAAGATTCAAGAACCGCATCGAGTATTAGAAGTCAGATTGAGGGTTCTCAAAATTCAAACCAGCTTATCCAATTCATTGACATTGATGGGCAATCTTATACTGTATTATTCCACGCTCTGGATGAGCAGAGTTGGGTAATTAACAACGATTCGTCGGACTTGAACGAAAATACAGTTGCTGTTACGCTGATAGAGGCGTAAGTAGGAGGTGATAGATGTGCCAAAAGTAAAAAGATATCCTGGTCAAACGAAGCCTAAGATTGGTGGAGCTAGAGAGTTGAATAAACCAACTGCTCCTGAAAATACTAAGGCTGGAAAGACTATGAGAAGACTCCATGACCAGGGTGGAGTTCACAAGCCAGTTTCAAAAAAGCAACCTGAAGGTTCAAGGAAAGTTCGGATTCCTGCCGCAAAAAGGTTTTAAGGAGGTGGAAAATGCCAGAAGAACTTGAAGCAAAACTTTGGGTAATTGCTCGACGCAAATTTCCCAACAACAAAGAAAGACAACAGAGATATGTGTATGGGACTCTTCGTAAGGTGGGCTGGAGACCCAGTCGGGAGAAAAAAGGGAGACACAAGAAATGAGTAAACCAGTGGTGCCCAAAAACTGGCATGAAATTACAAACGAGGAAGCCTATCGTCTTTCTATGGCCGAATTTAAGGGGGCAACCCTTGAGGCACTACAGTCCCTAGACCGACGGGTCGCTTCATTGGAAGACTACAACCAGAACACAAGGCTGTTTTTTTGGTATAAATCTTAGGAGCAAATGAAATTGCCAATACCGCCCTTAGGACAGAAAGACGCTCGTTGGGGACGCAAGCGGTTAGGTAATAGTACATCAACAATTTCAAGTGCGGGGTGTTTGTTGGTGTGCCATACAATGATGCTCAATTATTATGGCCACGAGTTCACACCAGACACACTAAATGCAGTTTACAAAGAAAAAGGGGTTTACGACCAAGGAAATTTAATTAACTTTTATGCAGCCGCCAAAGTGTTCGGAGACTTAACGGCTGATGAGTTTTATAATTGTTATGACATACCTTGTGATTTATCAAAAATTGACGATTACCTTGCGAAAAGGATGCCAGTTATTGCCCTTGTTGACTTTGATTTAATTCCGTCAACGGGGGTTCAGACACATTTTGTTCTGATAATTGGCCGAGAAGAAGATGGGGCTTACTATTGTAATGACCCCTGGACAGGAGAAACTTATTATTTTCATGCTAAATATGGCGACCCGAAAAAATTTATTTACGGACTTAGGCTTTATTCGGGGACTCCGAAAGAGGGGGAGGCTCTTGATGACAAGGTATCCGATTTACAGGACAAACTTAAAGCTTGTAATGAGGCGGTGGCGGCTAAGTCCCTTGAGGTTAACACTCTTAGGGATGAACTTGAAACTCAAGAACGGGATAACAAGAATTTGGCAGACCAGCTTGTTGCGGCAAGAAGTGAGAGAGATAAGGAGGCTTGGGCAAAAGAACAGCTTGAAGCAAAAAACAAAACTCTTTTGGAAGAAGTGGAAAAACTAAAAAGAGAAAAGAAGGAGTTGAAAGTGAGAATAGATGTTTTGAAAAAATCAATCTTTGAAGGACTGACTAAGTGGGAGGCTTTGGCCTTAACCATTGGTAAGTTCCTCAAAAGAAAGGAAAAGGGGGGTGAGAACATAGATGGGTGATTATCTAAAAGCGGCAAAAGAGGGCTTAGAATTTGTCTGGGAGCTTCTCCGTGGCAAAAAAACCTATATTGCCGCAGTTGCGGGTTTAATCTATGGATTTATTCAGAGCGATACTGAAGTGATTATTATCTCTCTTGGTTTGCTTGGCTTGAGACACGGAATTGCTAGTGAAATAGCTAGGTTAGTCAAGAAATAATGCTGAAAGCTGCCCTGATACTTGTTCTAGGAAACATTATCTGGTGGCTTTTGGTTAAAAACTGGGACTC